CTCCACTTCCCACTAACCCATGACTCAGCCCTTGTACTGGTTGTACCCTTAGGTGCTACCCTCTCTCTGGTAGTCCCAACCACCCCATGCTCTGCCACCTTCACCATAAACTCATGGCTCTTGATGGTAGTAGCAGTGTTCCTAGGCTTAAGTTGTGTGTAGTGCCTCTTGGTTGAGTTCGAGTCATACTTGTCACCATTCTCAAACCACTCACCAAGCAGTGTACTATAAATATACATCGGGTGATGCTCACCATAACTATACACAATATACAACTCATCAGATGGTGTCCATAACTCTCTATGTCTCCATCTCCCGAAGGTATTGCTACCATCGAACGACTGCATAAGGGTGGTGTAGTCCGAAGCATCTTTGTTAGATGTCTTATGTATGGTATACCCCTTGATGTCATCAGCCATTAGTTAGCCCCCACTACCATCTGCTTTAATCTATGGTTTGGTATAGATAACTTTGTGTTAAGTGGTGCAGTGCCCTTTACCCCGACCTCATCAAGGTATGCTAGATACTTGTCAGTGTCCACCTCTAACGGACAGATAGCGTTGAAGAACGTACTGAAGTAGGCTAATAACGTCTGCTTGTTGCTATTAATAAGGTTATGTGTAACCTCGTAGTTAAGCCAATCCTGCTGATTGTGGCTATGCTCTACCCCATAAACCATGGCATCACCATGAGTATAAGCCTTGGTAATGTGAGTATGCTGTGGTCGTCTTGACGGTGATGCATCAAGGTAGAGTGTGTTAAACGGTGTTAATGCTTGTTGTTGTAGTGTTGATAAGTTCATAGTTGTTTCCCTTATAAGTTGTTGATAGGCTCTGTTATGTTATTCCAGAACGCAAGAAAGCCCACCTTGACAGTGGGCTTAAAGTTGTTGTTAGTAACTGGTTGATAATTAACCAAGTACAGTCACAGTAGGACGAGATGCAGTAGAACCATCTTCCTTAGTCGGTAACATTGCTACATATGGTGAGTTACCTCTACCACTTAGTAAGACTGGTGATAAGTCCTTCGCTGTGCTATCCGGAGTGAAGAAGTTAAGTTCAGCAGTATGCTGTTTAGCGTATCCAACCATTGCAGTATGTAAGTCCTTTACATTCTCTTGGTTAAACTTACCCTCTGCATTTGCTCTTACAGTGATTTTATTCTTAGTGTTTAAGATTACTTCTACATTTCCGCTATATATTCTAGCCATGATATATTCTCCTTAATGATGGGTATCAACCCTTAGATTGTTAGTTAACAACACCATGTTATTAACCATAAAGAAGTCTTTTATAAGACTCTTAAGACTCGGATAAGGAATTTAAAATAAAATCCTCAGCCCTCGACCTCGACAAAAGTCTGCCACGACTCCGCCGATTTGTCAAATTTCGAGGGGTACACAGAGAAAGTGGTCGGTTTAAAGTGTAAAGTTTAAAGAGAAATAGATAGACCAGTTGTAAAGTTAGTATCAAATAGAGGTGTAAAGTGTAGTAGTAATCGCGCGCGTGTATTTTAAAAGGGGGTCGAATTTCCATAAATAATCTATAAAAAGTGTAAAGTTATGTAAATAATCTATGTAAAGTTATGGAATGTATTAAAAAAATGTATCGCTAGAGGGTGCATTGGAGTAGGGGTTGATGAAAAATAATCTATAAAATCTACAAAAAAATATTTAATGTGAGGCTAAAAATATGTTGGCGTTTTAAATGTTTGTGTCAAAGTAATATTTATGTAAAAAACATTTTTTCAGAGAAAGACATAAATATTTGTAGATTATATAGATTATATGTATTAACTTATATATATATATAGGGACTCAAATCCTTTTGTATCAATGGTTTTGCCCTAACTTTACATGTAAAGTTCTCCAACAATCTATGTGGTTAAACACACCTATATTAAGATTATGTTATGTAGATTATTTTAAAACTTTACACCCTCTAGCCCAGTTATAGCAAGGGATACAGAAATAATCTATCTTTTATCCGTCGAAACTTTACTAGTAAAGTTGGGGTGTAAAGTGTAAGGTTAGTGATATATCATGAAAAACGTATCAACAATGAGAGATTTAGGTGTAAAGTGTAAGGTTATACCTCCTTGACTTTACATTTTATACTGTTCGATTTACCATGGTATAACCCCCCGAAGTATGGCCAATATCTTTTTTAAAATAAACCAACTGGTTGACGTGATTAACATAGGTTAACTTACCTTATCGCAGACGTAAAAAAGCCCTGATTGCTCAGGGCTTAGGTCTTACTTAGTTACTTCCTGGTTAATCCCTTGGCTCGTCTGAATCTGTATAACTCTGACTTGCTTGAGAACTTTTGTCTTATCCAGCGTTTGCCATCAATAGACTTTTCAAGTAGTATGTATCTGCGTTCGTCTTTCATATATTACTCCTTTTTGTTATAGTAGGGCATTTCACCCTGTGCTTTGTTTTTCGTTGAAGTTAGGCTAGTTTTTCAATCTTACTCTTACTAGCGCCCTTCTCTTGCTTAGGCAAGATGGTGAGTCTTGGATTGCCGTATCTGTCTGCCATTAACACTGCATCAGTACCGCCATCTATAACAAAGTAACTCCATTTGTGAACATCTGCCTTCATCGTATCTGCTAACTCCAGCATTTTCACTTTCAACGCTTCAGCGTTTTCGTTACTCCAATCACCCTTATCATCTCTTTTAAGTGCGATTTCACCCTTGGTGTTTTTAACGATGGACACCATACCCTCATATATTCTACTCATAATATCTCCGTGAGTGTTTACGAGCCAACGAGATTGTTGACCCGTTGTATCAAGAGAAGCGATTGCTTTCTCGATGGTTCTAATCTGCCATACTTTTCTCGATTTGTCAAATTTGGGCTTGTATGGAGTCGATTTGCAATCGTATACAGCGTAAGGCGTGTAGAGCATTTGAGTGCATACTTTGACCCCCCGAGCATATAAGTATTATTTGTTAGAAGCAGAAGTAACAGACGAAAAGAAACCCTGCTTTCGCAGGGCTCTTGGTTAGTTGGATTGTTCCAGTAGTTCCTCCATGGCTTCTTCTATTACTGCTGTCAGCCTTAGGTTATATCCTTCCTCTGATAGTTTGTCCTGTAGGGCTTTGAACTCTGTTGCTAACTTAGCATCTATCCTCGCTGATACTACAGTCTTTCTACTATTGGTGGATTCTATTATGTTTTCTATCTTCATGTGTACTCCTTGGTTGGTGAGGGCTTTCGCCCTCTTGGTTGTTAGTATCTTAGTTCGCCGTAGCGTGTTACGTAGATTGCTATCACGGCTTCTGCATCTTCTAGTTCTGCACCTTGTAAAGACCTGATGTCCTCGCACATCTCTAGGTGGCTCTCCAACTTTACTATCTCCTTCTGCAGTCCGTCTACCATCTCTAATAGTTCTGCGTTGCGTTTCATTTCACTCATGTGTTACTCCTATATTGTTTAAAAGTATCAACGTCTTGTTGATGGTTCTAATCTGCCATATATTTACTAGTTTGTCAAGTTTACTGTTATATGGAGTCGTTTGAACGCTGTTGCACGGACAGGCAGGGGGGGCACTTGGACACAGAACTTTGACCCCCCACCCCTATAAATGTAAACCTCTCAATCCAAGACCTCCAAAAAGTAACGCTTTACACTATTGTAAAGAACTAAAAAAATTCCTACTAAAAAATTTGCATCTCCCAAAAAACCCTGTTATAGTACACCCATGGATAGATTACCCCTTAATCACACGAAGTGGTCAGATAGGCTAGCGTTCGACATGGCATTGCTCTTAGAGAAGAGTGGTGAAACACTAGATGAAGTTATTGAACGTCATGATATTACACCTAGTGAGATGCTGGTATTTAACGAGGACCCAATCTTTAGGAAGAAGGTGGAGGTTTATCGTGACGATATTCGAGAAAAGGGTGTAACGTTCCGACTTAAGGCCCGTGCTCAGGCAGAGGAATTGCTGATGACATCGTGGCAACTTATACACAGCCCAGAGGTATCACCAGCAGTTAAAGCAGACTTGATTAAGTCGACGGTGAAGTGGGGTGACCTAGAGCCTAAGACATCAAGCCAAGACGTGGAAGCTGGTGGCGGTGTGAAGATTACTATTAACCTTGGTGAGTCCACGCATCAGATGACACAGGTGATAGAGCATGACGAGGCAGACGCCCAGCTTATCGGCGCTAGTTAAGGCGTTCGACCGCGTATTTGAAGAGTTACCAGCTAAGAAGTTTAATACGACCAGAGCCTACCACGACTTCGCGAATGACCTGATAGCATCAGGCATAAGCTTTCGGGTTAAGATAGTTAAGAAGCGTAAGGCCAGCCCAAGTTATATTATGGTTATGCTGCTGCAGACGGTGGACATGACCAAGCCAGATGCACCACCGCTAGAGCCACACGACCACTCGCGGTCCGCAGAGGATGCGCCGGATACAGACAGCGTGGACATAATCGGGGCGTGTCCGTCATGTGGGGTGCTTATGGCTAATAGTGAGTGGTGTGCGTACTGTGGGGAAGACACAGCGAAATTGTATATCAAGGAGAGTAGGGATGAGTCAAGGCACTGAGATAGACTACACGCCGCCCACAACGGGTAGGGCGTTTATGTTGAGTGATTCGCCGATGCGGACACTTATGGGCCCTGTTGGTAGTGGGAAATCGGTGACGTGCTCGTTTGAGATAGTGCGTCGGGCGACGATGCAGAAGCCCAACGCCAACGGCATACGCAAGACGCGAGCTGCTGTGGTGCGAGAGACAGCACGTCAGCTGGCAGATACGACGATTAAGACATTTTTAGATTGGTTCCCGCCGGGGCAGTGTGGGCGATACATGCGTACGACCAAGACGTACTTCATGAAGATGGGGGACGTGGAATGTGAGGTGATGTTCCGAGCACTGGACGACGCGGACGACGTGGCTAACCTTAACTCGCTGGAGCTGACGTTCGCATGGTTTAACGAGTGTCGGGACATTCACCCTGACATTATTGATGCGATGTCTAAACGTGTGGGGCGGTTCCCGTCGAATAAGGACGGGGGGCCGACCTGGCATGGAATGTGGGGGGATACCAACCCGCCGACGATGGACACGTGGTGGTATTATCAGATGGAGCACATCGACCCTAAGGATGGGGTGAGTGAGAACGACAACGGGTGGGATGTGTTCAAGCAACCGTCGGGGCGTGCGCCTGACGGAGAGAATGTTGAGAATTTGCCGGAGGGGTATTACGATACACAGGGTCGGTCTGAAGAGTACATAAGGGTTTATATTGACGGTGAGTATGGGCTATCAAGTGCTGGTATGCCAGTGTACAAATACTTCCGTCCTGATTACCACATGTCCCATGAGCCACTTAACCCGATTGTTAACGGTGTGAGACCCATCGTTGTTGGGATGGACTTGGGGTTAACCCCCGCGGCTGTCATCGGGCAGCAGGATGCGAAGGGGCGTGCGATAATCCTTGACGAGGCCGTCAGCTTCGACATGGGGATACAGAGATTTATGCGGACGGTGCTCAAGCCGCTGCTATATGAGAGATTTCCAGGGAGCCCAGTGATGATAATCGTGGACCCCGCTGGTGTGCAGAGAGCACAGACGGACGAGCGGACAGTAGTGGACATCATCAAGGCGGAGGGATTTAAGGTTAGGCCTGCGAAGACTAACAGTGTCTCGGCGAGACTCAACGCGGTGGATGAATACTTGATGAGACACGTGGATGGCGAGACGGCGTTCCTTGTAGACCCTAGGTGTACGAAACTTAAGAGTGCTATGATGGGTGGATACAGGTATCATAAGAAAAATGGTACGATTGATAAGAACAAACACTCGCATGTTGCAGAAGCGCTGCAGTATTTGATGCTTCATATCGGTAGTATTGACGAGGGTGTAGAATTAAATCGGAGAAGAAGTGTAAAACCTGCCCCCGCGATGGGGTGGACATGATATGATGTCCTCGGGTGTGGTTTACTCTCCTCTTCCACATTGTAGTTACACACCCACCCCCCGATGAGTCACCTCTCGGGGGACCTTTTATTATAAAATAGTTGCATATGACAAACAAAACGTGTAAAACTAAGTTAAAACAGCCACATATAGGGACATTTGGGGGAATTAAATGCCAGGATTGACAGTGCTTAGAGTAGTGGATAACGCTACAATGGTAGCAGATGAGCAGGAAAATGCAGCCCGTGAGCTACAAGAAAGGCAGAATGAGCCCTTATTTCTAGGTTTAACTGCATATCTCCGTGAGTGTTGGGACGCTGCTAGGCAAGCGAAGAAACCTATTGAGACTATTATGCTTAAAGCCATGCGTCAGCGCAATGGCGAGTATGAGCCCGACAAACTTTCCGCGATTAATAACCAAGGTGGCTCGACAATCTTCATGGGGATTACCGAAGTTAAGTGTCGTGCTGGTGAGAGCTGGTTACGGGACATCTTATTAGACACTGGTACTCCACCATGGGACTTAGGTCCGACACCCCTCCCTGATTTATCCCCAGCGCAGGCTCAAGAGATTGAAACAGTGTTCGCTGAGAACGTGCTGAAGATTGTCGAGACAGCAGGCCAAGCACCTACAGCAGTTGAGATGGCAGAGATGAAAGAGATGGTCACACAAGACTATCGCTTTAAGATATTACAAGAAGCTCAGAACCGTGCGGATAAGATGAAGGTTAGAATCAGCGACCAGTTTGCACAAGGTGGCTGGGCAGATGCGTTCAATGAGTTTGTTACTGACCTTGTTACATTTCCGTGTGCCTTCATTAAGGGGCCCGTAGTTCGACGTCAACGTCGACTAGAGTGGACACAAGACGAAAGCGGTGCGACTGTTGCCGAGGCAGGCGAAGAGCTAGCCCCTGAGTATGAGAGAGTAGACCCGTTTATGATTTACCCTGAGCCAGGGATTACGAATATTGATGAAGGGTATTTATTTGAACACCATCCGCTAACACGCATGGAGCTAGCAGAACTTATTGGTGTGCCTAACTATGATGAGGACGCAATACGTAAGCTTCTTCAGGAAGGCAATTCAGGTAGCTGGATTAATGAAGACCATAAGCTTGAGAAGGAAGATGCAGAGCGTAAGCCGCAGAGCCTTAACAGACCCACAGAAATTTTTGACGCCTTAGAGTTCCACGGTAAAGTGAGCGGTAAGATGCTACGCGAGTGGGGACTAGATGAAGAGGAAGTACCTGATGAAGCCAGAGAGTATGAAGCGTGTGTCTGGATTATAGGTAACTACGTTATTAAAGCCGTATTAAACTACGACCCACTGGGAGAAAAACCTTATGCTAAGACATCGCTTATTAAAAGCCCAGGAGCTTTTTGGGGTAAAGGTATACCCGAAGTTATCGAAGATGTACAAAATATCTGCAACGCATCTGCACGAGCTTTGGTTAACAACATGGGCATTTCTTCAGGTCCTCAAGTGGAAGTTAACCTCGAACGTATTCCCCCAAATGAAGACATCACTCAACTACACCCTTGGAAAATCTGGCAAGTTACTAACGACCCTATGGGGTCGAGTGCGCCAGCTGTAAGATTCACACAGCCAGATGATAATGCTCAAACGTTGATGGCTGTGTATGAGAAGTTCAGTGCGTTAGCAGACGACCACTCAGGCATACCATCTTATATCTCAGGTGACCTTAATGTACATGGAGCAGGACGTACAGCGTCAGGCCTATCTATGTTGATGGGTTCAGCAGGTAAAGGTATTAGACAAGTTGTCATGCATATTGACAGTGATGTAATTAAAAAGATTGTTCATAGGCAGTTTGTATACAACATGCGCTATGATGAAGATGAAAGTATTAAGGGTGATGTTGAGATTATCGCTCGTGGTGCAATTAACTTAGCAGTTAAAGAAACTGTTAACGTGCGCCGAATTGAATTTCTTAATGCAACCGCCAACGAAATCGATATGGAAATCGTTGGTAAGGATGGCCGTGCCGCGATACTTCGCGAAGTGGCTAAAGGGTTGCAAATGCCTGTGGATGATATCATCCCATCTCGGGAGAAGGCCGGTTTCGTTGAACGCGAGAACGCCAAGCTAGCTAAAGAGACTGCCCAACAGCAGCCACAACAGCCAGCGGGCGCAACTCCAACTCAACCTGACGGCTCTCCCAAAGGTGGTATGGATGGAAACACAGTGAGTAACCGTGTAACAGGAGGTGCGGGTTGATAAAACCTTCACCAGAGGTTGTTCATGCGCTAGGTGCGACTGTACGCCAGTATCCAGTTCTATTAGAATGGATGCAAGGGTGGCAGCAACACGAACTATCGCAGCTACCACATGTTACTACGAACGTGGCATTAGCTCAGGGACGATGCCAAGTTCTAAAAGAACTCTATGAGTTCGCAGAAAAGTCCCCAGAACACGCAGCAGAGTCAAAATGATAGCTGTATTTTATTACGCATACCAATAGGAGCGATAACATGGCAATACCAGAGCAAGTTAAGAAACAGTCAGAGGCAGTACAACAATTATATGAAGACCTTAACACAGAGGAGGGCGTTGTAGCCCAGCCTGCTGAAGAGGGAGAAGTAGTTGAAGCCGTACAAGCCGACCGTGTCGACGAACAAGCACCTCAGTCTGAACCAGAAGAGCAAACGGTTTCAGGCACTCAAGATGATAAACCACTAGAACAGAAGTATAAGACCCTACAGGGAATGTACAATGCAGAGATTCCACGTTTGCACGCAGATAAACGGGAGTTAGCAGATAGAGTTAGCCAATTAGAACAGCTACTTAGTTCAGCAGCGAGTCAACCAACACCTACACCGGCAGCGCCGGAAGTCCCACAGACTCTGATAACAGAGCAGGACATAGAGGATTACGGTGACTCAATCGACGTTATGCGTCGTGTGAACCAAGAAGGAACTAATGCATCTAACCAACGCATCGCCCACTTAGAACAAACGATTCAGCAGTTGCAATCAAATGTTATGCCTCGTGTAGAACAGTTGTCACAACAGCAAGCTCAGAATACTGAGCAATCGTTTTGGGGTGAACTTTCAAATAGTGTCCCGAACTGGAGAGATATTAACGAGAGCCCAGATTTCCAAACTTGGCTTTTAGATATCGACCCACTAACAGGGATTAGCCGCCAGACGTACTTAGAAGATGCACAGAGTAACTTCGATGCACGCAGGGTAGCTAGTTTCTTTTCAACTTGGGGAGGTATGAATGGTATGTCACAAGCTCAGCAAGAAACAACTAGCGCACAGAGTCAGCTAGAGAAACAGGTAGCACCGGGTAAGGGTAAATCCGCCGCTGCGCCTGCGTCGGATAGTGGCCAGACATATACCCCCGCCGATATCACCGCATTTTATGATGGTGTCAAGTCGGGTAGATATAAAGGTCAAGATAAAGAACGTGCTAGAATAGAGCGCGACATTTTCGCTGCACAGCGAGACGGTCGTATTGTCACTGCATAATATAATATAGGAGGCTACAATGGCTTTTGCAGTATCAGCTGGTAAACCAGCATACTCTGGGAACTTTATCCCAGAAATTTGGTCAGGTAAACTGATTGAGAATTTCTACGACGCTACGGTGTTGTCTGCAATCTCAAACACTGACTACGAAGGTGAAATCAAAGCTTATGGCGACACGGTTAATATCCGTACTACCCCTGAGTTAACAATCGAGACGTATGTCAAAGGGCAAACACTTAAAGTTGAAAACCCTGACAAACCTAAGCTACAACTACTTATCGATAAAGGTGAGTATTTTGCTGCGGTTGAAGACGACGTTGATAAAGTTCAGTCGGACATCAAGATGATGGACCAATGGTCTAAGGACGCTTCAGAGCGTATGAAGATTAAGATTGACCAACGTGTGTTAACTGATATCCTTCCGGGTATTTCAGCTAGCAACAAGGGCGCAACAGCCGGTGCTATCTCTGGCAACATTAACTTAGGCGTAACTGGTACTCCAGTTGCTGTATCTACGTCTAATGTTATCGAGCATATCATCAACATGGGTTTAGCTCTTGACGAAGCTAACGCTCCTGAAAGCGACCGTTTCTTAATCATCCCAGCTAAGATGGCTGCGTACATTAAGCAATCAGACCTTAAGGATGCATCAATCACTGGCGATGGTAACTCACCGCTACGTAATGGCCGCTTAGGCATGATTGACAGATTCACGTTATACGTGAGCCACAACTTGAAAAAGACTGGTTCTGAGTTTGACGTAATCGGTGGTCATAAGATGGGTATGACGTTTGCTTCGCAAATGACTAACCTTGAGACTTTACGTTCTGAAACAACTTTCGGTAACATTATCCGTGGCTTGCAAGTATATGGCTACAAGGTAGTAAAACCTGAAGCATTGTCTCAGTCAGTAATCACACTGTAATATAGGAGATATAAAATGGCTACATATACAGACGGTACTGGCTATAACTTAGGCTCAGCAGCACATACTGCTTCTGGCGTAAATAAAGTCGGCGTACTAGAAGTTGAATTAAACTTCGCAACAATCACTACTGACCGTTCAGCAGCGAGCTTAACAGCTCTTGGTGCAAACGACGTATTGACAGCGCTACACATCCCAGCTAAGACTATGGTCTTAGCAGTTGGTTTGGATGTAACAACCGCTGAAGGCGGCACACTAACTATTGATGTTGGTGATGGTTCTGATGTTGACGGTTTCTTAGATGGTGTAAATGCTAACACAGCAGCATCTTACTCAACGTCTTTGGTACTTGCTGAGGCAGCTCCTAACACTGTTACGGGTTACTCAAATGGTAAATACTACAGCGCAGCTGATACCATTGATATTAAAACTATCAATGCAGCTGATACTGCAGTTGTACGTTTATGGGCGGTCGTTGCAGACTGTTCGTAATTTAAGTTAAGGGAGGGGGTTTCGGCCCCTAACCTTTCTTTCTTCAGAGGAGATTTTATTATGGGAGAACAAAGGTGGCTACGCCACAAAACAGACGGCACTATATACGGATGGGATAAATACCTAGCCGACAACGAATTATGCGAAGAAGTTTCTGCAGAGGTAGCATTCCCTGAGAAACATATTCCAAAGAAACAAGAGAAACGAAAGACACAAATGGACTTAACCACTAAAAAAATACCTGCCCAACCCAAGTCAAGTAATGTAGAATTAGATGCGGAAGCATCAAAAGGGCTGCTTAAATGATATTGAATGATGTAATTACTGAGACTAGGCGTATCTTACAAGATATTGATTCGCCCCAACGCTACACTGATGCAGTGTTACTCGGGTTTGCTAACCAATCGCTTAAGCGAATCGCGGTATTACGCCCCGATTTATTTGCTTATGTGGGTGAAGTAACCTGTGTAACAGACGCAGTTCTACAAACTGCACCGACAGATTCCATTAGGGTTATTGAGGTGTATTCAGTAGTCAGCGGTAGTGGCGTTATCGAAGTTAATCGTGAGACACTAGACCAAGCGCTACCGTCGTGGATGAACGACACAGCAGCAGCTGCAACAAACTGGATGCGTCATGTACGCAACCCAAATAGATTCTTCATCTACCCTAAGGCTCCAGCTGGGCAGAAACTAGTTATAGAGTACACACAGTCTCCCCCTACTTATGATGCAACTACAGCAGTAGCACTATTATCAGATGCTTACTTCCCTGTAGTCCTTGATGCCACAGTATTCTTAGCTGAGTCTATTGATAATGAGCATGTTAATTCCAATAGAGCTAAGTTATTCCAGGAGTCCTTTACACAGGCTCTAGGTGTAGGCGCTCAGAGTAGACCAGTGACTGATACTGAGAACTCAGGTATGAAACCCGGGGAGGTTATCTAATGGCATCACGTGATTTTAGTACAATCGTATCTCGTTTAGCCCCGAGCGTTCCAGGTTGTCCGACGCCT